GAATTAATGTATCAAATTGTAAAGCTTCATATTCTTGTGTTGCTGTAGGTAATACAGTTGTATTTATTTTAGCCATTATCTGCCTCCATCTGGTTTTATATCTAATCGTAACGTACCATAACGCCAATCAGAATCCAAAGTATTACTAGTAATTTTAACATTTGTTTGTCGACCTCTACCACGTAGTCCAAAAAATCTAGTGCTTGAATCAACAGATCTATCTATTGTTGTACCTGTATCGGTTGGATATGTTTTAAAACCCATTGTCATTGTAGCAGATCCAACTTGTTCTTTAAAATCAGGTATACCTCTACTTATAGATAATATTTGTTGACCATCCTGTATATCAAAATCACCAGACGTAATAAAAGCTGTCATTGCTGATTGATCGTCATTTACACCCTCTTCATGTTCGTAGAATATTGATGCTCCCGCTGTAACACCTTTTACTGTTGGAGTGGTTGGTGTATCAGTAGTATTATATTTTGTTGCATATGGTCTTTGATAAACACCATAATCTGTCCAAGTTGTTCTAGCCAAATTAGATGTGTACCAAGTTCTTTCAAGATAGTTGTATGTAACAGATCTGTTTATTTGATTAGATGTATTAGATGCATAAAACCAAGTAACTTCGTTAAACTCTGAGTTTACACCAGCAAATGTTTCTGGTTGTTGTGTAATAGAAAAGTCTTCAAATACATAATCTTGCACACTACAAGGTATTTTTTTTACAGCACCATCATAAAGATAGAAAGCATTTTGTGACATCCAATAAGCTATACCGTTTACATCAACAGCTGAGTGAACACCTACAGCTCCACAGTTTGCACCAATTTGTACAAGTGAGAAAGTAAATGGCGCACCTACAAACTGTAATGCGTTTAATGATGTATCTGTCCATACCAATACAGCGTTACGTGATCTTACTGCAGACACAATCTTAGATCCATCTTGTATTCTAAATGATCCAGCAGTATTGGTAGCTGTTGGTACAAAATCATTTGTTGTTTCTTGAGATGCAAATCGTAAGAATAAATCATCTTGTGTTGTAGATGTACCAATTGTTGTTTCTGTACCAAACAAAAACACATGTCTGTCAGGCATTGATACTAAATTAAATCTTGAGTTTGTTGGTGTATTAGAAATTGCGTTAGCTCTTACACCTGTTCCGTTAGACGTGTTCCATAGAAAAGTTTTACCTTTACTTACAGTCGCAATTAAATCTTCACCAAAATTATCAAATGACCAATTACGAGCATCTAGTGTAACAGTTGATGATGATCTAGGAGTATTCCATGCATCTACATTCCATGCATCTGTACCCCAACCATAACCATAAGCTGATTGATCTGTTCCAATAGATATTTGATATTTAACATTACCTGACCCACCACCACCAGATGTTGATCCAGAAGCTGCGCCTGTGTGCGTAATTGTATAGCTGTTAGAATTAACAACAGTTATAATTTCAAACTCTGCATTCATGTCTAAACCATCAATTGCAGAAAAAGAATCAAATGTAACAAAATCACCTTGAGATGCGCCATGACTTGTATGGGCCACAGTAACTGTCGTTGTACCATTTGTTGTAAATGGATTTGTTAAACCTGCTTCTAATCTAAGTGGTGTTACATCATATGCTGTACCTTCAGAGTATACATAAAATTTCCTATCTGTTCCGAGAGCCGTGTATCTTACACCGTCAAGGTCAGTCCATGTGTGTATACCTCTTACGACGCCTATTAATGTTTGTTGTATGAGCTTCTGCCAACCACCTACTTTTTGTGGTAAACCATAATGAAATCTTACATTGTCAGAATCAATCCAACGTCCTTCTGCACCGTATTCTGTATTTTGTTTATCTATACCAGGTGCTATGTTTAATTTTGATAGTGGCATTATGCAATCCTCATAAATCTAAATACTATTTCACCAGCACCGCCTGTGCCTCCTGGCCCGCCTTGTTCAGTACCACCGCCACCTGCACCTGATCCTCTTGTTCCTGGATTACCTGTTTGTCCTGGTTCTGGTCCACCACCATTTCCAGCATCACCACCAGTTCCACCAGCAACTTGACCACTGAAAGAAGCAGCACCATTAGCCCCAACACCATTAGCGTTGTCACCTCCATAAGTAATCCCGTTATTGCCTGCCGAACCACCACCTGATTGATTAAAAGATCCCACAGGCCCACTTGTAAAACTTGTAATGTTTAAACCATCGACTGTGGTTCCTGAACTTAGTTTAGTTGCTATTTGTGTAATTAAACCACCGCTTCCGCCTGTTAAAGTTGCGAGTGGTCCTTGTACACCACCTCCTGATACTTGTCCTGAACCACCACCAGTCAATGTAAATAAAGCACCTGTTGTTGATCCAGATAAACTTGTGTTGCCCCCACCAGCAGGTCCACCGCCACTATAACTATTGTTACCTGCAGCTCCAGCAGCTCCAATAGTAGGAGTAAGAGTTTCACCGCCTGTTAAAGAAAACACAACATCTGATAAAAAAGCACCTGATCCACCACCTGGTCCTCCTTGTTCACCTCCAGCTTTATCATAGGCTTGTCCAGCATTACCACCACCCCCGCCACCTACAGCAGATTGTATATGAATTGCATTTGCATTTGTAGGAACAGAGATGTTTGAACTTGAAGCAGTAGTAAAACCTGCGGGTGTTTCGAAAAGAGTAAAGACTTCTCTCCAGTTGCCACTGTCTTTAACAAAAATATTAGTTACTGTTTTATTTGTAAATGATGTACCATCACGAATAAAAAACTCGCTTACTTCTCTAAAAGAACCACCATCTTTAACATAAAACTGTGTCATGCATTAGGTTGTATATTTTAACCAAATATCACCGTCTGATCCACCAGTTGGATTTCCAGTTGCTACCGTTCTAGCACCAACACCGTTTGTACCCAAGTTTGCATTTACAAACCCTTGTACATCAGCGCCTATTTCTACACCAAGATTATCTCTTGATGTTGTCTTATTTGCAACATCATCTAAATTTTGTGATGCTTGTAAAACTCCAGAGATATTAGCTCCAGTAATTTTATATCGTATAGATTCATATGTAGGCATATTATTTCTCCAATAGTTTCCAACCAAATGTTGCTCCAGAATAAACTAAAGCAAATCCTGCACCTTCCGTTGCTACAGTTAAGTCGGATGTTTGTCCGTCTATCTTATGGCTATTTCTTGCAACAGTCAAATTGTGTGTGTCAAAGTTATTTGCGACATCGTTAAATCTTATTTCATCTCCTACCGCAGCTGTAGCAGGCAGTGTTATTGTTACTGCTCCACCTGAAGTATTAACAAATATTTTATCACCAGCAAAAGATGTATAGTTACCAGTCTTTGTTAACCAGTCACTACCTTGTGTTTGTATTTCATACCAGTTTGTACCGTCCGTAGAAATAAAAACATTTCTGCCTGGATTTATAACAAAAGTATTACCAGATGCACCTAATCTAGCTGTGATTTTATTTGAACTACTAGCATTTCTTAAAAAGTATAATTTTTCAACAGCAGGAAACTGTACAATAAAATCAGATGCATGACCTGTAAATACAATAGCTGCTTGTCTAGCTTCATTGTTTGCTTGTGTTTGTGGGCCGTTGTTCGTGGTCAACACATATGGGCTAGAGGATGCCCCTAAATTCTTTGTGTAAACGCCAGCAATTGACTGCTCAAGTGACTGAGACAGGTTATTATTAGTTGTATTACCCCATGAGTTCGATTGCTCTCCTGAGCCAATAAGTTCTATTTTAAGCCTTGTCGAAAATGTTGATGCCATTATGCTGCGTCCTTCCAATCCATTGTAACAGAATCATCAACCTCTGTCCACGTTGTTGTAACACTATCATCTACTTCTTGGTATGCATAAATTGCTGGAGTGCCACGACTTATAGTCATTGTAACACCTGTTGGTATTACGTCTGCATTTAAGAATACTTGAGGTGTTCCTAGCTGTATTGGTGCAAATAGACCATTTACTGAAACAGTGCTACTTGTGTTAATTTGTGGTGATCCGACAGTTGTAGAAGCTGATTGACCTGTCGGTATAATAGTTTGATTTTGTATTGCTACAACAGTTGGCGATCCAACAGCTGTAGAAGCAGACTGACCAGTTGGCTGTGCTATTGTAGTTGGAAGTGCTGTCGCTGTGCCGACAGTCGAGGTCATTGATTGACCAGTTGGTATAACTAAACTTGTGCCTGTTGGAGTAACAGCTCCAAGAGACATTGTAGAAGATAATCCTCCAGGTAGTGCTATTGCATTGACAAATACAGTTGGAGATCCAACCGCTGTAGAAGCAGACTGACTTGGAAGAGTTAAATTAGATGTTCCAGAAAGTGTTAGCGATCCGAGAGCCGAGGTTAGTGATAAACCTGATACGGCTACTGTAGCGCTTACGCCTGCTGCTGAGGCGATCGGGGCTTCGGCAAAGGCTGAATGACCTAATGCCATGGTTTATCTCGCTGTCGTTGGTACGCCTGCTGACGAAACAAATGGTGATTTTGCAAATGCTGCATAAACGTAATCACCACCACTAGCGTTAAATGCAGTTGAAGTATTGCGAAGTTTAATTCCATTACTTACAAAATCTAAAGTTTCGGATTGTGATTCAGCATTACTAGCGTCAAAAAATAATTTTCTGTCAATTTCGTTAATTGGATCTCTTGCAGTATCATATATGTACCAATTTTCAGCAACATCGAGTCTTTTAAACCAAACATATTGTGGTTTAAAACCAGTAAAGATAAATGGGCCGTTACTTAAACCATTACCTGTATATGAACCAATTTTACTATATCCTTTCACAGAGTGAAAAGCATATCCAACCATTGTTCTGCCATTACCGTTTGAATCTCCAGATCCTGATAATCCTATAGTTGTGGAAGTAGGAGCAGTGTGAGACCAAGTTCCAAAAGCATTGTTTAAATTTAGATAACCATATTTTTTAGTTCCACCTTTTGGAAAATAATACATCTCCCAGTTTGTTGTTGTAGATAAACATTTAGGAAAAAAGATTTCTGGAGTGGCATTTAAACCATGTCCTATTGTTGCGCCGTCAGACCCATTACCCGTGTAAGTAATTATACTAAATCCTGCTGCTGTATTAGCTTGTACTGTAGATGTTATAGAACCATTTGAGTTACTTGCTGTTGTTCCGCCGTTAGCTTTCCATTGCCATGATACATAATTATTTCCATTTTCATTTACGCTATCAGAGCCAGCTGAACCTGCACCAACAGTGAAACCATCGGTATTGAAAGCAGATAAATAACCTCTAGCATTGCTTGCAACTTCTGCGTCAGTTGCTGGGGTAAAAAGAGCTTTGTTAACTCCTCTACTAGAATCAAACACTATGTTACTCCAACCTAGAGACCTATTTTTAATTTGCACCCAATCTGGTTTAAAGTTTCCTGCATGAGCATCATTAGTAATAGAATGCAAAGATCCTGTTCCTGTGTATAATTGTATATGAAAATGCGCTGATGGGTCGTTAATTGTTGTAAATGCCATAATCTATCCGTAAGTTGCTATGTTCTTTGTACATAACGCATAGTACCCTGATGGTACAGCGTATTCAAAACTACCATATCCGTTTGCGTCAGCATTACTACTTGCTATAGTGAAAGTAGGATTGCCAAAATTAAAACTACCTACAACATCATTAGAACCACCGTCATCTACTATGACAGGTAAAAAGAACTCCTCTGCTGAAGTTAATCCTGATGCTATAGTTTGAGTAGATCCCACTTGAGTTCCGTTTTTGTAAACACTTAATTGATTGTCCGTTAAATTTAAAGCAAAACCAATTATATCATTTTGAACAATTCCTGCTGAACCATCAAGAGATGTAGCACTACTTGAAAAATTGAAAAGATTGGTGCTTGATGAACCATTTACAAACATACCCTGTCCACCTCTTGGATTATTTTTTAATTTATAAGTTGGTTGAGCAAAACCTATGTTACCAGCTGATAGACCAGCACTGCCTGTGATTTTACATTCATAATACCATTTTCCTGCCAGAACACCTATTGTTCCTCTAACCCCTTCATCACTCCCTCCTGAACTGTCAAAGTCCAATGCACCTTTGCTTAAAGAAACTGATTGATTGTCTATGACACTAAGAGTACAAAAATTGTTTTGAGGAGTGTCTTTTGTGTTTGGATTAGTCCCTAAACTATTACTGGTAAAGTGATTGTTATTACCAGATGAATCAGAACCAAAATTACCAGTAGCGGCTGAAGCACCAGAGTCCGCAAAGTCTAATTTAAAACCGTTATTACCATATGTTACAGATGGATTAACGTTTGGTATCCAAACACCATCTGAATTAAAAGAACCAAAAGAAGATTCAGAATAAGCAGTTCCATCTATAAAAATTAATTGTGCAATGTAACCAGAATAATAACCAGAACCCCCTAAATTTCTACCTACCATATGTTCAACATTTTTATTAAATTGTGGATCGTAATTTAAAGAAGGATAAGTAGCTGTTTCAAAATCTGATTGTCCTTCTCCATTGACATACATTTTAAGTCGTTCAGAAGAAGTGCTTTGAGTTGAATCATATCTCACAACTACATGATACCAAGCTGCTACATCTCTAAAAAGTCTATTAGTTTTTAATCTATAGGTAGACCCATTTACGTATCCATCAAAAATTAATTTTCCAGCACCGTCAAATCTAAGATCATCTATGTAATCATTTTGATTTGTTCCAGCAGCCATAATGTAATCAACATCGCCTACATCACTTCTTTTACACCAAGCACTAATTGTAAATTTTTTTGTATTTGTCGCTGTGCCTAAAGTTTTATTTAAATACGTAGCCATTAATCAAACCTTCCTGAATTAGCTATATCAAAAAATGATGTTAGTGAAAAAGCACGATCTGCTGTCTGCCCTTGTGCATCAGTGACACGAAGCGTAAAATTATACGTTGTAGCAGATGTAGACGATCCACCAAAATCAGTAGTAGTTATAACACCTGTTGTTGAGTTTAGCGAGCAATTTGCTTGGCTTGCGTTTGTTAGAACACTTGTTGTTTCTGAAAAGGCTAATGTTCCATCACCAGTAGCTGCTACTGTAGCAACAGTGCCTGAAAAATTACCTTGTATAGTTCCAAGAGAACCAGCTCCTGTGGTCCATGTCGGTGCATCTGATACTGTTAATATGGCAGACCCTGATCTTGCAGCATTACCATCGTTATTCTCCACACGGATAAAATACGTACCATCTACAGGCAACGTAAAATTGGCTGTGATAGATGTAGCACTTGTAAACGTAATAGTGTTTGCTGCTGTTACTGCTCCTGTAGTAGAAATAGCTTCTACTTGTGGAATCGATACAAAGTTTGTACCAGCTATAACAACATTCGTTGCGGCGTTTGTAATTGTGCTTGGTGTAACACCAGTTACCGTTGGTTTGGTTTCTCCAATAGTGACAGAACCTCCAAGAGCTACTGCTGATCCGTTTATTGTTATTGAACCACTACCTACTAGACGAGCATTAGCTACAGTTCCAGATGCAACATTACTACCATTTAAAGCTGTAAGAGATGCGCCAG